GGGGTGGAGCAGGCGGGCTGCCGCTCGCTCTCCAGCGAGCACGCGACAGTGGTTTTGCGGCAACTCCCCGGCCGGTGGATCGCTCAGCTCGGACTCGGCGGGCGCATCCGCGACATCCCGGGGAGCCATCCAACGCGGGAGGCCGCCCTCGCCGCAGGTTGCGCTCGCTGGCAGGCCAAGGTCGAGGAGGAGGTCGAGGCCATCCGCTCCATCCGCGGAGGGACGCTCTCCTGGGGCCTGGCAGTCCAGCCCCTGGCCGAGCCGATCATCCTGGAGCCCCGGGCCGGCGAGAGCGCCTGGGATGCCTACTCGCGCCGCCTCGGCACCCCCGCGGCGGCGGTATAGCCCCCGACGGCGCTCGCCGGCGTCGAGCAGCTCCTCGACCAGGTCGAGGCCTCCGCGATGGACGGAAGTCAAGGACGCCGGCGAGCCCCAACTCCTCGATCAGGTCGAGGTCCTCGGGCGTGCCGGAGGTCGACGCCGGCGGCGGGCAGCACTGCCCGCCGCCGGCCCTTGCTGGACAGATCGGAATCTTCGACCACGAGGATTTCGGCCTTGCGCAACCTCGAGGGCAAATAAACCTCGAGCGCCGCCTCGATCTCTCGAGCGGTGCTGATGCCGATGTACTGGCGGATGAGTAGCTTCATTCCGTCAGGGCGAACGACGATCACTCGATAGCGGCGGGAGTCCTGTTCCATTGCGGGCATTCTCCATCGCTCGGGTCAAGAGCGCCATCTCTTGTTCCTGGAGCGTGATCGTTCTTTCAAGCAGACCGATCCGCATCTTAAGAGCCAGATTCTCGCGCGCCATGTCTGCCACGGCTCCCACTGCTTCGAGCCATCTTTCAGCGCTCATCGTCGTGCCTTTCTCACTTTGCCCCCTTCCGGGATCGGGCTCACGAGCGGCTGGAGGAGACTCACGGGTCTCCGGGCAGCGGTTGCCGGTGTGGCACTCAGGATCGTACTGCCTGTGGATTCGTTCCCCGTGAGATCCTCGGTCTTTACCTGGACGTCATAGCTGACGCCGTTCATGAGCCCGCCGACGAGAAGTTCCTGGTTGCCCTTGGGAACGGTGCCAGCGAGTTGCCAGGGACCTGCGCCTGCCCCCCCTAAATGGAGGACTGCCGCGGTCAGGACCGTGAGAAGCGGAGGCTCGCACATTGCCCAGGGCCAGTGATACAGGTACTGGATCTCCTGCGCGGTAAGGATGCGATCGCGCCAGATGCGGACGAGGCCCACATCTCCCGCCAGCGCACTCGCATCACTACGCCGGGCGATCTTGAGTGCTGTAGGACTGGCATTAAGACTTGTCTGGGTGCTGGTCCCGGAGGCGACCAGTTTACCTTGCGAGTAAAGACTCCAGGCGCCGGCATCATAGAGCCAAATCAGGTGGTACCAGGTGTTTGCGAGGAAGTTGACTCCACTTGTTGTAATCTGCTGAAAGTTCGTTCCATCGCTTGAGAGTTGCATCTCGAACTCATCACCTGAAGTCATGAGTCGCCAGCTTCGTTCGCCTGGATTCGGCCAGTATTTACCGATGAGAGCTTTAACTCCAGTGATGTTGTCTAGGCGCACGAGCATCTCGACGGAGAGTCGCGTCAGTCCATCGAGGAGATTCGTCGGCGGATCGGCAATGTCCACGGTATCCTGCGAATTCAGGCCCGCATGGTGGAGCGCTGCCCCGTAGGGACTCCCAATCCAACGACTACTAGTGATTTGCGTTCCGCATACTCCATGGAGTCCCATGCCACTGATGTCTTCGATGTCGAAAGCTTGCGGGTCCCAGTAAGGGAGAAACAGCACCAGCTTCTGCCAGAGTCCTGAAGCTTCCGAATCGATGGCGCCCGATGCCACCACCCATGGAGAGGGTTTCGAGAGTGAATGTACCCAAAGCATGTCAAGCGCTCAGTTGCTTCAGGCCGCTGTAGCTGCTCACGAGAGTGCCGCTCGCACCGGTTGAGTTTGTGACTGCCACCCGCGCCCAAGGGACTCTCCCGACGAGGATAGATCGCTTCTTATTTCCTATGGCGCTGAACGGAATCGCGATCCTCTGCATCGGTTCGGTGTCCACATTGCTGCCGCCATCGACGCTTCCGTAGACGTTGATCACGACGTCGCCACTGGGTGTGCCTGAGGCGATATCGAATGCCACCTGGACGGCGGCGGCATAGTATCCCGGTGTCTTGAGATCGAGGCTCGCATTGGCGGTGTTGCCACTGGCGAGCGTTTGACTTGTGTGGAGGGCGATGCTCGCCGAATAATCCATCGTGAAACTAGCCATGGTCTCCTCCTAGGTGGAGCTCGTTCTGATGTACACGTTGGCTTCCTTGTAATCCGCATCCCCTGGATCCGTCCAGCGGGCCAGAATTGCCTGGTTTTTCGCAGCGAGACTGAACCCGGTGACCTCCGCAGGCGGAGTCACGTCTGGAGCTGCTCCCGGCCCGACCGCGAGATCCGCGGTGCGATTGACCATGTACTTCTCGCCGTTGAAGTCGATCCCATACCAGTCGGGGTAAGCAGCATCGGTTAGCCAGGTCCTCGACGGTACTGGCTCGGCATCCGCTGCCGCGGAAAACATGAGGAGGCATATGTAATGCTCCTCCTCGGTATGCGTATTCTTTTCGAGGTAGAGACTATAAGTCTTCGCATCTGCTCGATCACGGCTGTTAGGGGATCGCGATGGTCCATAGTTAGTTCCTGATCCCAAGATCTTGAATTGATCAGCTCCCCAACCATTGGCATCAAGCGTGCCCGGATTGTTGACAGTTCTCGTGTAGGAACCTAAATTGCGTACATCCACCCAGAGCTTTCCCTGAGAGAAGTGACCCAGAGCGTGAAAGCCATAACTAGTGAGTGTCGGGGATTTCGCAACATGAAATGGGATCTGCGTCGCCCATGAGGGAGAACTTTTCTTGATGCGCGCATAATAAAGAAGACCTGGCCAATTGAGACCGTTGAGGGCAGTCGGCTCGATGATCATGTACTTGATCTCTAGGATTGGACAGCGGTGAGCATCCGTATGCCGGCGCCGGTAGGCATCCCTCGAATTGAGTCGTAGGAAGATATAGCTTGCGTTGTCCGTCAGCTTGTCGAAAGCCTCGCAACGCCGCCACGCAAGACCTCCTGCATCATTCTGCATGGCATATACCCATCCAGGAGTGCTCTCATTGGCAGGCGGTTCATAGCCAGAATACTTTTTGAATTGCTGCCCCCCATCGTTGACGACGCTCTGACCCCACCGTGTATAGATCGCAGCCGGATCCTGGATCAACGGTGCCAGGCTTTGGAGCCAGGTTCGCTGATAAGCATTCGCATGGTGAGACGTTCCATAGGAATCGTACAAGCCAGCAGGAGAGTAAAGTAGTGGATCACCTTTCCATTTGATGCTCACGCTACCAGCATCGAGATGCGTGTGACCAAGCGTATAGTATTTCCGCCCCGCAATCCGAAACTGAAGAGTCTGATCAAAATTCCACCGGTTGTGACCACTTCCACGCGCAGCCTGTCGGTAGTAGTAGATACCAGGAGGGAAGAACAGGCGCGAGGTTGGTGGCATTTTAATCAGACTCTCAGGCGCCACCGGATTGACCGCGGCACGATCAAGGGCCGCGATGTCATAGATTGATTTCTCCCCGTTGATGCCCTCGAAGCTCTCGAAGGTGTCATAGAACCAACGCATGATATGACCGCCTTGCTTACCGGCCACATTACGATACTTGTCAGCGAGAAGTGCGTAGGTGTAATGCTGGGTATCGACCATACCTGCGCTACCCTTGGTAGTATCGGCATGCGCTTCGTGATGGTCATAGGAGCCTCCAGCAAAATTCCAAAGGAGGTATTCATATGCCTTGCTCAGCCAGGATGATTCCTGACTCCAGGTGTCAAGGTCCGTGGCGTTCTTGAGGAAATTGAGACTCCAAAGGACTGTCCAGAAGTCTGCGAAGATATAGTACCCTGCCCGGTGATGTCCACCGTCTGAAACATGGTATCTGAGTCCGTTGAGCTTGCCCTCGTTCGGATTCGCACCATACCACCACTCGAGTGTCGCCTGAAGACGCGCGGCAGCTCCTGCCGCATAAGTACTGTATCCCGAGATGGCGAGCTCGCCTGCCAACGCCGCGCATTGTTCGTACCCGCTGTGACCTTCAATCCATTCGTATGGGAGTTGAAGCATGCGGTCGATCTGCTGTGTGATCTCGGCCGCAAGCGTATTACGCTCGGTGGTGGTCATATCATTAAAGAGGACATCGAAGACCTCCGCGAGCGCAAACATGCGGTAGCGCTTATCGGAGGGAGGAGAACTGTCGGCGAGGCCGGCGATATAGAGCGCGGTCCTGATCGCCTTGTCTTTGTAGCCTCCGGCTGGTCTGCCGGTCTCCTCGATCCAGCCCGCGAAAGCGAGAAGCATGATCGGGAGCTGTGCCTGAGTCCTGCTTCCAACGATCGAAGATTCGCTCAGGTTCTTCAGCACGTTGGCGCGGGGAATCACGTAGATATCCCAGAGGGTCTTCCAGCCGGAGGTATCATCCGTCCTCGCCGTCAATGCTGTTTTGTCGGTATCGCGGAACCAGAGGCGAGGACGGTTCGGATAGAGGGTGAAGCTCGGGACGGCCATCAGCGTTTCAACTCCGGATTGCGCCGGTAGATCTCCTCGATCTTTTGTTCCAGATCCCGGATCGTTACATGCATCTTCGTACGCTCTTCGATGTGCCTGTTAAGGATCGCTCGAATTTTCGGCTGGGTGAAGCCAGTCTCATCGAATTCGATCCTATCCTCACCTTGCTTGATCTTGGCTTTATGATTCTCGAGTTGACTTTCCATCCGGCCCAGCCGCAACTCGGCGGTGATGAGAAGCGCCACGGACCCGCTCACCATCCAGACGATCGTCTGGGCGATGGAGCGGAAGTTGAAGAGCGAATTGGCAATCTTCATCGTCGGACTACAATTCTTGCCATCGAACTCTTCTCGTGAGCTCACTCTTCACCTATCAGGTGTCCCGATACTTTCACCGCCGTCCCACCGGTGGGGACCATGAGCTGCACCGCAACCTCGGTTCCCTCCTTGACGATGAATTCGTCGAATTCCCAGTTCTGGACGTTCCCTCCTTGCGGGTGGAACTTGTCCTCGAAGAGATAGGGGCTCGTGCCATCATCGGTCGGCTCTGCAGTGAAGTTGACCTTGCAGATGCTCCTCGGAACGGCCGAGAGCGCGTTGTTGACCTTCTGGGGCGTCTGGGTAGTCGCGGTACCCGTCCCCGCCTGGACCCTGGCGAGGCGGATGCCAAGCGCCTCGGAATCGCCACTCTGACCGTTGCTTGCGAGCTTAAGACTGCTGAGGCGGACCATCTGATCGTTGGTGCCGCCTCCGCCAGGGGCGCGCCAGCTTGCGACCGTCTTCCAGCTCCCTACTGAGAGTGTCACGTCCCTGAAACTATGAGAAAGATTGAGGCCTGCCATAGAGAACTCCTAGGTGATGTTGTTCAGATACCCGGCTAGCCAGCCTGTGCATCCAATTCCTGAACTGCTTCCGGTCAAGACGAGACGGTAATCGAACTGACGGGACACAAGAGGCACAGCTACTTGCAGCTCATGCGTGATGGTGAAATCCATATTGTCTTCGCCCAAGATGCGATGGCTATAATCCACTCCCGCGCCACCATTTACCCGGCGCAGGGTCAAAGTCACATACCGCGAATTGGCAGGGGTGCCATCAGTCCTCGATACGAATTGCACCTTCAGAAGAGCGACGACTGCCGAGGCTGGAATACTGGCGCTCAAATCAACGGCGAGGAACCCACCACTCGACGTCCCGGTGAAGAGCTGGGGGGTAGCGACGTCGAGGACCTCGGGAGGGCCCAGGCTCGCCCAGGAGGCCAGAGTTCCGGAGCTCTTGAGGATCTGGCCTACACTGCTCCCCGCGGCATCGATATCGGTGCCCCGCACCCGCCGCGCATCGCTTCCGTCATGGCGGTGACCCGCCGTAGTCGAGAACCCCAGGAAAGTCTGGAGCTGCTGGAGGGGAATCGGATGCAGCGCGGCGGTTGCATTGCCCGCAAGGATCATAGGTCCCGTCAGGGTCCCACCCGCAATCCGGAAGTATCGCCCTTCGGCCCAGATCCTACGAATGATGCTATTATCGCCCGCAGGATCTTGATTTACTCTGGCGTCGCCTGTGAATTGGGGACCGGCTAGTGAGGCCTTCAGATCGACCTCCTGCTGGCGAGCTGCGGCCGCTCCGGTGCCGAGCCCGACGTTCGTGATCTGGTTCCCGCCCATGTTGAGAATGCCGGCTAGCGTGCCACCGCCAAGAGGTAGATGTCCCAGGTCGGCGACGCCAAGTGAACCGAGCGAGATCCATGCATCATTCGTCGCCGTTCGCATCTTAAGGAGATTCGTCGCCGTATCTGCCCAAAGCTGATACGCTACAGGCGAAGGAGGTTCTGCCGATCCAGCGAAGATCGTGCGTAGAGAATCGTCGGAGCCGTTGAGATAGCCGAAACTGTCGGCAAACTTGTCCGAACCGACCAGGGCTCTATAAGTTTGACTCATGATTCAGAATCCAATCGCGTTCCAGTTGACAGTACGGACCACTCGGCTCCCCGCATTGCGCACCTCGATGTCGAAGCCGGTCTGAGTCTTGTTGAGAAGAACGATGTCATCGCCGGCAGTTGCTCCCAAAACAAGTGCCGTCACCTTGGGAGCATTGTTATATGCCTTATTGTAAGTCACGGCAATTGTCCCGGTACTAGTTGTCGTAATGACGCCCGAGTCCACGATGTCCGGCACGTCGAAGAGCAAGTGGAATTTCTGGAGCTTCACTGTGAAACTCGGATCGCGGACTTCGGCGAAGACCCTCGCCTGGGCCCACTTGGCGGTCACCTCGATATTCTGCGGCCGCTCTGCCCAGGGGCCAAAATCGCTTTCAGCGCTGGTATTGATTGAGAAACGCATCTCGACCCGAAGAATCACTCGGCCCTCTGGCGCAACCGCCCACGCGCGGGTCTTGGCGAAGTCGCTCTCCCAGGTCTTATCCCCGACCTCGGGTGCAGTCCAGTAAAGGGTCACGTCGACCTGGAGCGCTTCGAGCAGCGTCGAAATGAAAATCCGCACCGCATTCGTGGTCGTGATCTGAAACGCCGCAGTGGTGTAGATCGCTGTCGAACGAAAACTCGTGCCGAAACCTCCGGGTCGCAAGTAACTGCGGAGCGGACTGGGGTCGATCCTTCCGCGCCAGGCCACGATGTCCGCCTCGGTCTCGAGAACCAGCTCGCTGCCGCTGAGAGTCCAGTTCTGCCGGACCCCAGTCCAGGACGGCTCCTCTTCGCGGGTGAGGATCACGTTTTCGCCTATCCTACCCTCCACTGTGAATACCACTGTGGCGGCTTGCGCGCTATCACGGCCAGCGGTATTCCAAGCCTTGAGGAGGAAGGTCTGCTCGCCTTGGGCGATAATGGTGGTCTCAAGCTGGGTTCCGGTGGTCTTCCCGACGCTGAGGGCCGTCTCCCACTGAGTCCCCTGGCGGATCTCGTAATAGGCGAGATCGAAGTTCTTCACCGGATCCAGCGGCAGCCATTGGAAAACCAGGCCAGATGCGGTCCGACTCGCGGTGAAGCCGAAGGGCTTGTCAGGCTGCCGGATGACCCCGGTGGTTGTGACGCTCGCCTTGACGCCGAGCTCCGGGACCTTCCTGGCCCCGCCGGCGCTGACCGAGACGACCGAGATCTCGTAGGTCACGCCGGGGGTCCGGATGTCCCCAGTGATCGTCACGTAGCCGATGTCCGTCGGCGAGGAGGCCGGCTCCCAGCCCGGGAGGCCAGCCTCGCGCCAGTAAACCTGAGCGCGGACGCCCAGCTCTATGGGGAGGGTGAAGTAGACATCCAGGACCTCAGTTAAAGTACCGTCCTCGGCATAGAGCTGCCGCTCCGAGACACGTAGGTCCCGGACGTCAGGAGGGATCCTTCCAGGGTCTGGGAGCCGGCTCACTGAGCGAGGAGGCAGAGCGGTCAGATCCTCCCCATAGATACTGTCAGAATACTGCTTTGCATTGATCTTCCTTCGCCAGGGGGCGCCTCCCCTGGAGATCGAAAGGCAACGGTAAGTCTCGAAATTCTTCTGGCTCTCCCCGAAGGTGTAGTCCGCTCCAATGCGAGGAACCGTTGCCCACCCTCCCGAGCAGCTCAGCCGGAACGTGGTCTCAGGAAGGTTGGTTACCGGCACGCTCTCAATCGAATCGTCGTCATGGATCACCGTGAGGACGTAGGTCTTCCCGGCCTCGATCGTAACCTCTCGGTCTAGGATCACTTCGCTGCCGGTTGAGTCAAGCGAGCGGATCTTTCCCGAGAATCCCCAGCCTGGCACATCATGCGCCACGAGGAAGACGTCGCCGGCTTCCATTCCGAGCGCTTCCGCGCCAACTTCGAGCTGGATCACCCTGCGGCTGAAGCGGTTGGAAAGCAAATAGTAGTTGAGCAGCCGGCGCGCCTGGCTCGTCCGGGTGACGCCCAGGAGGTTTACAGTCTGTTCGATCTGCTCATCGGTCACATCCATGAGCGGATCTTCTCTCGGGATCGGATCCGGTTGGTAATCAAGCTCACGATTCCAGATCTGGCCGATCAGGTAGTTACCTTGTTCACTCCTTGACTGCTTGATGACGTTGAACTCACCCTGCGCGATCCGGCCCATGGTGAAGAGCTGCACAGCGCCTTCCTTCCGATCGGGCCTCACTGCCCACTTGCTACCACGCTGGAGAAAGAAGGCGCGTCCGGCGGTCGTCATTTGCTTGATTACCTCAATCGCCCGGAGACTACCGTCCAGGACGATGTCCAGCCGGAACTGCTTCTCAAGATCTCCACCCACATCCTTGGCGACCATCTCATCGCAAAAGGCTCCCCAGTCAAGGAAGCTGTCGATGTCGAGATCGCTCTCCTTGATCCAGGCGCCGAGCCCGTCGAAGGGATCAGTCAAGAAGTCTCTGAGGCACCACGATGGATTGTCACTCCATTCTTCCGTGTAGGTGGTGGGATTCGAGTAGATCTTCACAATCTTCCCGTGAACGAGCGAAGTGTACTTCGGAGCGCGTCCCTGGACTCTGTTGGTTGGGAGCTGGCGCACAGCAAGAAGCGCGATCTTCGGATAGCTGAGGGTCTCCTCGAGGATGTCGTTAAGGGAGAGGACTCGTAGCTCGCTGAAGCCTGTGGCGGAGGTATCATCGGGCGTGCGGCGGGTGATCCTGATCTGATACTGGGCTCGTTCCAGACGACCACTGTCGAACCAGGCATCGAAAGCATTCGAGGTTTGCGCCGTGATCGTCTTTACCGCTGTCCGGATCCACTCGCTCGTTCCATTCTCGCGATGCTCGATAAGGAGGTCTATGGTGCGCTGCCCGAACTGCCCCCGGCTGCTCACGATGTAGAGACCTCCGGGGAAACGGAAGATCAGCTCGAAAGCGTCGACCTCGCCCTGAGTGGTGAATTGCACCGGTCCGCCAGCATTCGTGACCACGCTGTCCTTTGGGCTCTGGATAACGAGGTCCTCGAAGCCCGTAATCGGCGCCTGATGGACATGTCCCAGGCGCACCTCTGGGGGAGGGATCTGGTAATCGGTCCAGGGATTGCCGTCGATCTGGACATCCTCGACTCCAGCGATCGGACCGCTACAGAGTCCCAGGAGAGTGTGGAGTTCCCCCGCGCGTGGATCTGCAGACCGCTCGGGAGTGTCACGCTGCGGCCGAATGAACTGACCGATGATGTGCCCTCCGTACCTGTGAGTCCCGTAAATGATCGGGATCCTCGTCCCTGGTCGTACGGTGTTGACCTCGGGGTTGAATCCATAGGTCGGACTGGTTTCGAGCTCCTGCTCAATGCCGCGGCGGCTAGGGGCGGTGAGCGCCTGGATGCCGTAGCTCACTCCCGTGAGCACGAGAGAAACAAGGATCGGGACCAGAATGATCGCTGCCGGGCCCTGAGGAAGCAGGTAGGATACGATGTAGTCCCCAGGTAGAGCGATCGGCTGTCGCGCGCGCTCACGATCGTGAGCCTCATTCCTCCACACTACTCGCAGCCTGGGATTGTCCTTCCAATCCTCCGGAACATAATCGATCAGTGATCGGCCGGCAGGAGCCCTGCTTACCTGTCGTTGCTTGCAATCGAAGATGTCTCGAAGCGTGATCACTGTTATCAAGGGATCTGAACCTCTTGGATTTCAGTGGCCCAGGCATCTATCCAGGAATGATCCTCTGAGAGCGCAGTCTCCTCAGCTCCCATGGGCGGCGGTGCTTGATCCGGGAGCATCTCGGTCTTAAGTCGAAAGAACCGCACGCCCTTGATTCTCTTGATGGCATTGATCCGATGGAGCCCAACTCCCTGCCGTTCAGTCACAGAAATGACTTGCCCCAAGCGGATCACTGTCCCCAGATGGCAACCCTCCCCGGGATAGTCGACGAGATCAAAGAGCGTGTCGGCATCGCTCACCTGATTCCAGAGACCCTGGAATTCTAGCGCAGAGCCCATCTTGAGATCCGGGAGTCCAAGTCCAGCTCGCCGAAAGATCTCGAGGACCAGGCCAAGGCAATCCACGCCATTTGAGTTCCGACCTCCGGCGAGATAACGCCAGGCAAGAAGGTCGAGATAGTCGATCTCCACCGCCGGAAACTGCCTCGAAATCACTGAGAGTGAGGCGAGCTTCATGTTCGCGGGATGCCGAGAAAACCCAGGAAGTGAATGATGTTCTCGTGATTCGAGCAATCCTCAGGCGTACGGTCACAGGTCGCAAGTCCACCGGAAAGAAAGCGGAATTGTCTGAAGACCGTTGAGACAGATCCGGTCTCGGTTGAGGGAGCCGAGATCGCGAGGCCCAGGCGGACATCAGAATCGAGCTGAACGGTTCTCTGCTCGATCTGACTCCAGGCGATCCCGTCGAGAGACCAGTAGCTCGTGAACAAGTTCCCGACCCGCTTGAGCCGCAAGAAGGGAGCGTTCTCTTCCTCGAGGGCCGTGGGGAGAGCGCCGATGGCATCTTCCGCCGAGGCCACGAGGACGATGAACTCCTCCGCGGTGCTCCATTCCCGCACGAGGTAGACCCAGCTATTCTGATCTCCGGACGCCTCATAACAGAGGATTCCGCATCTCGCTCCAGCCTTGTATTCGGTCGGTTCCACTTCCGCCCAGCAATCGAAATCGCCGCTCACCTTCTTGAACATGAACGGCGCCGCGTGCACAGCCGCGACCCAATCGATGTCGAGACTCTGAGAGGAGATGATCGCCGCGTCAGGGACGCTTGTGTCGGTGTCCCAGATCGAGACCTTCAGCGCATTGAACGTGTGCCAGCCATGCTGGCGCTTTTGTTCTCCATCCGTCGTGGCGCCAATCTTGAAATTTTGGCGAGTGTCAGGCCCGAAGATATCCGACGGATAAAAACACCCGTTGTCCTCCTGAAACCTCTGCTCATAGATGTGCTGGCACTTATGGCGCACGAACTGTTTCTGGGGCATCCGCCGTTTGAAGAGGTTCGTAGTTCCAAGCCTGAAAGTGGCCTGACGGCGGTCGTAAGTATGTTCGTGAATCTTATAGCTTTCGCTCAGCGCATCAGCCGAACTGAGAGTACTGAGTAGGACGCGCGTGATGGTGACCGCCTTCCCATCAAGATCATACTGCTCGATATACCCTGCAGCCTGACCGTCGACGTTGCTGATAGCCACGTTGAGGCTAGGCAGCTCACCCTCGATGTTCTGAGTGATCTCGCTCCGTGTGATCGCTGAGGCGAGATAGGTGTTTCCCCCATAGACGAGGCTGCCTGTGCCGGTCGGATCGCCCTCAACTAAGCGGAGCGTCGTTCCCGGGATGATCTCGATGTCGTAGAGGACGCAGAGGATGTCTGTCTTGCCGTCGGCTGATTTATAGATCTCCAGGAGACTTGAGAGGGGCAGAGCCATCAGTAGGCCTCCGCAAGCTCAAGCGCGAGGTCGTAGACCGTGCCGTTGAGTCGGGTAACCTCATAGTCGACCATCCTTGCGACGATCTTCTCCTTGGCGGTGTTCTCGCTCGGTGGTGAGGAAGTCAGGACGAGGAGAGGCGCGTCCGGTTGGGTCCAGGTCTTGAGATTCGTGAGAATCGTCTGCTCCTGCTCGGTGCCAGCCGCGCCTTGGGTGGCGTAGATGACCGCCTGGGTGACGCTCGGAGGGTAGTACGGGAGCGTAATCTTGAGCAGATTGTTTGCGGGGACAGCGATCGAGGCCGCGGGGCTACCGCGAGTGATCCCGTTGGCATTCTTCCAGGAATAGATCGCATAGATCGTGCGTGATCCTTGGGTGCCACCGGCGACGGCCTCGACCCCGGGACCCTTGTCCGGGCTAGGAACGAACTCCGGAATCTCGAAGTCAAAGCGAGCCGCCTGACCGACGAGCCGGTTGAAGAAACTCTCCACGTATTCGTAAGCAGCTCTCGCTTGGGCCCGGTACTTGAGGCGGTAAGTCCTGAGGGGTTTCGACGCCACCGCGACGCTCACGACGTTTCCCAGTTCGCGCTCGTCAGAGACGACCTGATAGCGAGGTTTGAGCAGATAGCCCCGCTGAAGTTTCCAACCATTGGTCTCAAGACTGAGGATCTCGCTCACCGCAATGCCTCCCGGAAGGCGAGACTCGAGTTCTGCTTCTCGGCGATGATCTCGGCGATCGTCTCGGCGTTACGTCTGAGGACTGCGCGCTCCTCGGCCCGGTCGCCGCGTCCGGAGCCGGCCGGGCCGCTCTGCGTGTAGTTAACGATGATCGTCTGCTGGATCTGAGTGCCCCCGGCTCCCTGGAATCGCACCGGGATCGAGCGCCGGTCCGGCAAGGGCACGATCGCCTCCGGGAGCCCCTCGGCCAGCTCGTAGAGCCCCCTCGAGCGCGCCACCCCCCCGAACTGGTAATGCCCGCGGAGGGAGAGGAGATGCCCGGGTGCCACGCCGCCATGAGCCTGGCCAAGGGGGGTGATCGCCGGTTGGCTCCCGAAGATCCCCACCAGGCCTCCGCCGGCGCCGCCGCCCGTCAGGGCCCCCCCGAGTCCGCCGACGATCCCGCTCACCGCGCGGTAGACGAGAGTCCGGATGATCAACCGCTGGAGGTCCTGGAGGATCCCCCGCGCCATGTCTTTGAACGCCTCCTTGAGAGACTTCGTGTTCGAGACAATGTTCTCCAGGGCTTGGGAGATGTTGTCCGCGAGGAGATCCCTCGTCGCGAAGGCGATCTCCCGCGCGATGATCCCGTACTGCTTGCTCTCCTCCTGGAGGTCAGCGAAGGCCCCGCGGAGGCCCACCAGGGCGTCATGCTCTGCCTGCCAGGCCTGGATCGTTTCCCGCTGGCGGGCGAGCCCCTGGTCGCGGAGGTCCGCCTCCTGGCGGAGGACCTCGATCCTGGTCTTGTAGGCTTCGTTCGCGCTCTTGAAGGCCGCGATCTCCTCCTCGCCGAGACCGCGCTGCTCGAGGGTCGGACCCACCTCCGGGAACTCCGCCTCGAGGGCCTCCGGGGAGGAGACCCCGATCCGGGGCCGGAAAGTCTCGCGGTCGCGTTCGGCCTCCACTCGGCGGAGGTTCTCCATCTCCTGGGCGGCGGTCTTCGCGGCCTCCGCCTGCTGCTTGAGCCCTCTCGATCGTTCTTCCGCCACTTCTCGTTCGGTGAATCGACGCTCGCCACCGAAGGCAGCGCCCAGCTCCGCGCCAGCCCGAGCCAGGAACTCAAGGACTCCTTCGCGGCGCAAGATCGCGAAGGAATCCGCCGCGTTGTTGAAGACTTCGGTGAGCGCCGGTCCAAGCGTCAGGACAATCTCCTGGCGCAGGCCAGTGAAGGCTCCCTTCAGGCGAATGATCGAATCGTTGAATTCGTCAGCTCCCTCAGCGGCCTCCTGGCTGAGGCTGAGCCCGAGGTCCCGCGCCTCCTGGCGCAGGGCCTCGATGTCACTCGTGAGGAGCTGGATGATCGGAGCCCCACCGCGGCCAAAGAGCTCAGTTGCCGCGAACACCCGCTGCTCCGCCGAAAGCTGCTTGAAGGCCTCCGACAGCTCGGGGAGGAGATCCTCGAGGCTCTTACCCTGCCGTACCGATTCCTTGATCCCCTGGCCGAGGACGTCGAGGGCCTCCCTGGCGGGCCCGGCGCCGGTCCTGGAGAACTCCTCCAGTCCCTTGATCCCACGCACCAGGCCGGTCGTAAGCCCCTCGAACTCTACCCCGGTGAGCTGGGACGCGTACCGGAGCTCGCTCAAGGCCTCCGTCGAGAGCCCCGTCTGCCGTGATAGCTCCAGGACCTTGTCAGCAGCCTCTGTGGTCGAGGTGATGAACCCCGCGATCTGACGCACCGCGAAGGCGCCGGCGAAGCCCGCGAGGACATTTCTTGCACTCAAGAA